ATGATTGGGATAGTCTTTTGATTCATGCAGATGATGTTGAGTTCAAGCAATGCAAGTGTGACTTCATGAAGAAGTTTCGAAAGTAAAGTATCAATGAGAATTAAACCACCCACACTCGGAGAAAAGATTGCCATGAGAATGACAAATGACAATGCACCGATCAATGACTCATCCACTCTTGTAGCTCGACTCGAAGAACATTCAGATTTCGCGCACAAGGTGGTGCGTGATTTGCTGCGTGAAGCTTCGGATCGAATTCAGTTTCTTACAAAGGAAAGAGATTTCTATGAGATGAAGATGACATTTTATGCCAAGGATGCACAGCGTGAAGCTGATGAAGAGTTTTGGTTGAAGGAACGACACTCACAATAAGTTTTGCCATAAATAAGGGACTATGGCAATACTCAAAAATTACAACCCTGTCCTTCACGATATTCATACCTACCACGCTCCTGCTACATTAGTACCACTTGTTGGTGGTGAACAGAAGGGATTCAATGCTGCTTGTCAAGGAGCAGCAGTTGATTGGTCAGGAGTCTCTCTGCGTCCTCGCGCATTTGCACGAGAGTACTCTAAATTACTAAGAGGCAATCTTACCACTCCATATGTTGCGGAGAGTATTAATTTCTGGAACACAACCAATCCTGCTGCTGTTCTTATCTCGCCGAAACACGCACTCATCTGTGAGCATTACCGCGGACCAGGTCGTCCTGTTGGAGAAAATGAATCTTACACGTTCTTAGGTAAGTCTGGCACTCGACATACTCGCAAAGTCGTAAAGGTAACTTTTTCAATTGGTCCTGATCACACTCTATTAGAATTTGAATCAGCATTCCCTGCTGATGATGTCTGCATTTACGATCATATCGCCGATGCGCGATACATTCCAATCAAACACCCTGTGTGGGTACATGAGTGCGAAGGTAAGGCTTATAAGATGGAGATGGATAAGTCTTTCGTGAATAACGCAGATGTGTGCAGCGGTTTTGGTGTTATGCCAATCAAAGATGGTGTCAATGAAGGCGCACAAGCTGGCGGATGGCCAGTCATTTGGGGTGGCGATTCCGGCAGTCCTGCATTCGTCATTGATGGTGGTGGGCACACTATATTTGTTGGATTGATGAACGGTGGTATGCAGGTGAATGCTTCTGAGATTCGTGCAATCAATGCTCAAATCCAATCACATGGTTATACAGTAACTCATGTGATGCTGTCATCTAAGATCGAAGACTTGAACGATGACGGTAAAGTCGATGGTGCAGATTTGGCAATGCTTCTCGGCGCATGGGGAAACAACAATATCTTCATGGATATCAACGGAGACGGCAAAATAGATGGAGCAGATGTTGCTCAACTACAAGCGGCATGGGGAGCATACACAATGGCTCGAAATGTTCCAGTACCTGTTGCACCACCAGCCACAATATCCACAAATAAAAGTGGAAGAACACAAAATAAAAGACTATGATAGACGTAGAAACAAGATTACGAAATATGGCTGATAAATGGCGTACAGTAAACCAAGAAGTTTATGATATTTGTCGTGATGCTGCTGAAGAAATTCGAGTATTAAAAGCATCAGGTAAATATACAGAAGACATTATTAATCATTATAAACACGGAACAGGATGGGGTAAGGATAAAGATGAATGATGAAATGAATAAAGCTTTTTCAGAAGTAGCTGTGAGTGTAGTTGAAAGACTTTTGGAAGATATTTCTATAATCGATCATGAACGCAAGCGGTTGCAAAAAGAAAATGCTGAACTCAATAAAGAAAACGAAAAGCTTTTAGAGTTTAATAGAAATCAATCAGCTATGATTATGGTATTGCAAAATACAACGCACCACAAGAATAGTGGTAAACAAGATCTGCGCGGAATAGATCATTATTGTGATTATGCATCATCATACGCAATCAACGCATAAAATAATTATTATATTTTTATACAAACAAACCCCCCAGTCAAACTGAGGGGTTTGTTTTCTTAGATGATATGTAAAATCACTTACTAGCTAAAGTGTCCACAACAGTATGAACAGCATTAACCAATACAGCAACGCCCTTGATGGCGAATGGAAGAACAGCGAGAGCGAAAGCCCAATGCCAAACATTCTTCCAGCAAAAACCACCGGGAACCCAACACTTCTTTACGCAAACTTCATTTTCAGTAGCCATAGTAATATTCCTTTCTTAGAATTTAAAACTAACACCAGCATTTACAACGCAAGAATTCTCAACAGAGAGTTCTTGCCAAACAGGGAAACCAATTCCTGCTGATACATCAACAGAAGTTGCTGGCTTCCAACTCATCGATGGGCCGAGCAGCGCAACGCCACCGCCATCAAAATACTCTTGAGTAATATTTACACCAACAGTGAGTTCCTTACTCCACTTGTAGTCAATATCACTGACAAGAGAAACAACATCTTGATCAACGCGATCAAGAAGTGGATCGTACATACTACCGGGAACGAAACGGTAATCAGCAGTTTGATTAAAATTCCAATTAGTCCAATCCATGTTCACACCGAAACCGATGTGTGGATTGAGATCTGTGGTTTCATAACCTGCTGAACCTGTTGGCATCCACAAACCGCCCTCAACATTGAGAGTTGTCTTGGATGACAAGAACTCTACACTCTTGAGGAAATCCCAAGAAACGCCGAGTTCCAACGAACCGTAACCACTAGCATCTGAAATATAAACTGGAACATTGAAGTGCCAATCTAATCCAAATGCCTTTGCAGCAATAGTAGAATCTAAGGCTGCTACTGAACTAGCAGAACCATTCTTAGCATAGATGCCGACTGTCTGTGTAAGAGACAAAGCATCTACGATCTGAGTGGACGCAGGAGCAGGTGCAACTTCTTGTGCAACTGCGGTTCCTGATACTGCTAATGCAGTCATAACTGAATATACTGTCTTCATTCATATCTCCTTTTGTAAGATTTTAAAGACTAACACCCCTCGTAGCGGGTGTGAGGTTATTTATACCATAGTTGGACATATAAATCCACGACAAATTAAAATAAATGGCTAAACTACATAAATGTATGAATAAACGCGATTTAAACGAAGATCTACCGATGACCATGTCACCTTCGGATAATGCAGATTACAAGGAACGAAGGTTATATGTTCCGATGGAAGCTCATCCTGCAGTTTTAAATAGTGGCAAATTTAAAGTAGGAGAAGTTGGTCCATATCATATACATCAAATGGGAAACCAATCCAATCCAACTTATCATATCAGTCATCCCGGTGACTCTGGAGAACATAAGTTGGTTGGTACTGTATTAACTGCCAAAACAGACAGAAAAGAAAATAGTGGTTTTCACAAAGCTACTGGACACTCTAAACATTTGTCCATAGAACATATACGAGTACATCATGATCATCGTGGAAAAAAATCTAAAGTTAAAGATCTAATTCCAAAAGTTTATCAAGCTATAGCAAATCATAATGAAGCTCCAATACTAGCTGGATCTCAGCAAACCATTGGTGGAAGATCGGTGTGGACTCGGTTGGCAAAAACAGGAAAAGTACATTTGTTTCACGATTCTGGTAGTTACAAAATCACTCCATCTGGAGAACGAATTTCAACTCCAGATTGGAGTAAGCTTTATAATAAAATGACACAGTATAAAACTAATCCAGACAGAAGACCAGAATTATCGCGCACACAACAGCAAAGTTATGCAGATAGAATAGCAAAAAGAATTGGTTCAGATTATCAATCATCCGCATCAAGTCCTCCTGTTGTGGGAGAACCTTACGAACCAAAGAAACACAGCAGAAGAGCTTATGGTAACAAAATGGGCGTACACACAAGTTTTATATTAATGCCAGAAGCTCCACAGTTAAAAGAAGCTATGAACTTTAAAAATTTAGTTAAAGGAACAGTAATTGGTTTAGGTTTGGCTGGTTCTGTTATCGGTGGACATAAACTTATGTCTAATCCGCAACCAAGCAGAACTGCGATAACTTCTCCTGCTCCTAGTATTGGTTCTGGAAAAGTTGTAGCAAAGAAGAAAGAAGAAAAATCAACACCAACTGCTCATGGTATTGCTTCTGCATTGATCACAGGCAAAGAAGGTTTTGAAACAAAAGCATATAACAAAGATGGGCATTGGACTATTGGCTACGGAAACACTCGGTACTCAACTGGAAAAGCAGTTCAACCGGGTGATACTATTACACGAGAAGACGCGCAGAAGCATTTCACTCATCACCTAGAGAATGTAGTTTCTCCGAAGTTAGCAAAACTACCACATTGGGGTAAGATGTCACCACACCAACAAGCAGCAATGATGAGCTTCTCGTATAATGTTGGTGAGAATTTTTATGGTAAAAAGGGATTCGAAAGCATCTCAGGTGCTCTCAGTCATCCTGATAATTGGCATCAGGTTCCTGCTGCTCTGACGAAGTATAATAAGTCTCAAGGAAAAGTTCTCCCTGGCTTAATCACTAGGAGAAAAGCCGAAGGAGAACTTTGGTCTACTAAAAAAGATTAATTGAGTTCGAATAATTTTCCAGAACCCAAAGTGCAACCATAAGTTTGAACTGGAATAATTGCACAAATTTGACCTGTGGCTAAAGTAACACCAGCAGAGGAATCAACCCAGTTTCCACCACTTAATCCCTTAAATTGTAATTGACAACCATCAGTTGCAACACCAACAAGCATGACTCCCTTATTTTTCTGAAGTTTTCCGCTTGCACCAATTAATCTTGCGCTTTTATAATCCATGTAATATTCCTCTTATAAGTAAAAGTATGTATACTATAAATACCTTCGGAGATTTCTATGAATAACTCAAAACAACGATCCCTGCTAGAAGCTGTAGACTCGATAGTCAATAAACGAAATAATGATGCGCTATATGCACAGATAACTGAAGCCGTTTGCTACGGTCTACAAGCATTCGAAGACAAGATGGGTGTAGAGTTAACAGAAGAACAAGAACAATTACTCGCTCGGATCGGTTTTGATCAATGCATGAATAGACCTGCAATCAAACAGATTGATTTATCTGAAGATGTTCATACATTAATTAATGAAAATAGCCCAGAAGAAGTATTTTCATGCATCATGGAAGAACTTTTATTGGAACTCGTACCACTTATACTAGCTGCACTTGGTTTAGGTGGTGCTGCTGCTGGCGGTGCTGCTGCTGGCGCTGCTGCTGGCGCTGCTGCTACCACAGCTGCTGCTACTATAGCTACTCCTGCTGCTGCTGCTGTTGGCGGTGCTGCTGCTAGGGGATTAGGAGCAATGGCATTGAGAGCTGGAACTAGAGCAGCAGCTACTGCGGCTGGAAATGAAGTTGGAAGAAGACTTGGACGATTAGGAGAGAAAGAAGAAAAAGAAGTAGGAGAAAATGGTAGGATTGAAAAAAAGACGCTAGGCGAAGCTGCTCCCCCTACTATGCCGCCCCCACCTCCGACTGCAACTATTCCTGCTCCCCTTACAGACACAACAGACACAACAGATCCCGAAAACATTTCCAAAAAGAAAAAGAAAAATAAAACAACTGAGACCCCAAACTATGGTGGAACTCTTACCACAGATTCATATGGTATCCAAATGATGACTCAAAGACAGGCTGAACAAGAAGTTGCACGTCCACAACTGCAAGAATCTATAGTAAAGCACAAGAAAAAGCTATTCAAGATTAGTTTCACGGATAAAGGCATGAAGAAAAAAGGAACAGCTGTTTCTCATAAAGGTGTAATGCGTATTGTTAGTGGCAAAAGTAACTTCAAAGTCTATGATGAAAAAAATCATGACGTTACTAGCCAGTTTAGAACTGCACCTAAAAAGTAATTGACTACAGCGTATTCATGATGTATACTGTGACTAGTGAAAAAACAATTTACCCACATTCCACACACCTTCGCATCTATCGAATCCGTCGAAGATGAGATTAACGGTCGCAGATATCTTTGCGAAGGTGTGCATTATCCTTCGGTAACAACAGTAACTGGTTGGGAAAAACGTATATTCTTTGCACAATGGCGAAAAAACAATCAAGCAGAATCAAAGCGGGTAATAAAAAGAGGGACAAACCTGCACTCCATCATCGAAAGATACCTCTTAAACCAAGATCTCAAATCGAAAGAGATCATGCCGGATGTACTGGATCTTTTCCTCCAGACAAAGCCTATCCTAGATCAAATTGATAACATTCATGCAATAGAAGCTCCGCTGTTCAGCAAGAACTTAAAACTAGCAGGAAGAATCGATTGCATTGCAGAATTCAATGGAAAATTGTCAGTAATAGACTTCAAAGGAAGCACTAGATTAAAGACAGAAGAACACATTGAGAATTATTTTACACAGACAACTGCGTATGCAATAATGTGGCAAGAATTGTTTGGAATTCCCATAACAAATATTTGTATAATCATCACATGCGAAACAGGAGAGGTTCAAGTGTTTGAAAGAAATCCTGTTAATTATGTTCGTAAACTCAAGAAAGCAATAGATACTTTTAGGAAAGATCATCATGAATAGTACACAACTGATTAACATAAAAAACAGTAGAGAATGGGTAAAAGCCAACGAAACTGCATCTTCTCACAGATATAGATCTGCCTTTGTAGAAAAGTATGGTGGTAGGTTTATAAAGAGGGGATCGGCTTGGAAATGGGACGAAAAAGCGGAAGAAACAGAACAAACTCCAACAAAACTTTGGATGTTTACCAGCTCTACTGGAACATCCTTTCTCGTGCAAAACTTCATGGAGTTCTGCCGAATACACGATCTATCGAAATCTGCCATGTATGAACTGATGAATGGTAAGCGCAAAAGCCACAAAGGATTCATCAAGGTAGAAAAACTCATTTAAGACACCCAAAATACTCTCCGGGTGTACTAATAGCCGAGCAAGTGCTCGGCTTTCTTTTTCTACATACTCTACTGGGTTAACACTTTCCGAAAATGTAATACATGAACAAACTACTCAATTTAATGACAGAAGCAAAATCGGTTGGATCTGCCTTCCTTGTAACTGGCGCATTCAATCCATACACACGGGGACACGAGGAAATTGCTCAAGCTGCAGCTGCTCATGCTGCTTCTACTGGGTATAGTCACTTCTATCATGGACTTGGTGCTTCAGAGAATGCTCCGGATGCACCATTAGCATTCAAACAAAAAGAAAAACTAATACAGGGATCGCATGCGTATATTAAAGATAGCATGCCTGGTACTAAATTAAAATTTGGAACAATACCCCAAAAATCATCAGTTAGTCCTTTTCATCATATTGTACATCTGATTGAAAAGGGAGGACATAAGCATATAACTGTAGCTGTTGGTCCAGATCAATTTGGTACTAGTACTGGTAAACCAACACTAAAAACTCAGATAGAAGCTCATATCAAAAAGCATGGTGGAGTGGTAGGATCTGATGGTAAAACTATTCATAAAACCAAAATAGACTTTCATCCGTTAGCATCAAAACGAAACGAAGAAGATCTGACTGCAGATCAACTTAAAAAGCTAGTTGTGAATGGAAGAATCCCAGTAGAACATGCAAAAGCTGGTAGAATGAGAAAAGCAATTCTAGCAGGAGATGATGAATTGGCTAGTGCCTTTATGCCAGAATCCATACACAAAGCTAAAGGTACAAAACAATATGCAACCATGCTTCGTAAGCAGTTTACCGATGTCGTTCCCGGAGCAGAAGAAAAGAGAAGAGTAGAAAGAAATGCTATGGCTAGAACTAGAAATGCAGCAAAGAAGAAAAATATAACTGAATATTTCTCGCCTGAATCCATAGAATCATTTATTAATATGTTGGAAGAAAGCAAAGCAATAGGTTCTTCTATTATACTAGGAAAAAAAGCAGCTATAAGAGTGGGTATGAGTACACAAAGTGCTAATGCTATATTGAAGAAATTGGCTGATCGTAAAGATGCTCGCGACAAAGTGTCACAAGAAGTGTCGCAAGAAGTCAAAGAAGAATCATTGACTGAAGCTACCAAAATGAAAAAGAAATCAGTAGCATCTCCTTCTAAGGTGAGAGCAAATGTTAGAACAGAAGTTCGCAGCGCAGGAAATCCAAAGAAGAAAGATACAATCCGAAAGCAAGAAGAGCGCAAAGGGAAAAAAGCTCAGTTTGCTGTTGTGGCCACAAAGGGTGGTAAAACCAAAATTGTAGACAAAGCTGATATTGGTAGTTCTCAGGTTCTTGTTGATCCCCAACATTTCGACAGAGGCAAAGCTGCAAAATATCTTGACGATTCCAGCTTTGCCATAACTCCATCATCTAAGAAACTATTTCCTGAGTGGGCAAGAAAACAAGAAGGTAAGAAAAAGGGAAACAAAAAAGAAGAACCAAAGAAGAAGAAAAAGAAGAAAGCAGAAGAAGCTCCTGCTCCAACTGTGACTCAGGAAAATCCAAGAACAATTCTTCCACAACTTCCTGAAACTCCCCCACATGGAAAAGCTATTAGCAAGGGATCAACATTCCCCGATTGGAATCATAAAGCAACGGATCTAGAAGAAGCAATTCCAATTGTTATGAATCAGATGTTGGGAGTTAAAACTGGAACAGAGAACGAAGGTACTATTGCAAAACTGCAGAATAGTCAGACTCTATATGCTTCAGCTGAACGAGCAGCAAATTTAATATTCAACCAAATTGGAGAAACAGTTTCTTTTCATATGGGAAAGAACAAGGGAAGAGTTTCTGAGTTGTGGAAGAAAGCTGGAGCTACGAATGGAACATCAAAGACTGATGTAATATTCATACCAAAAGATCTTTGGGAGAAGTCTAAAGGAGATATCTCAAAGATTGATATGAATAAGTGCATTAGAGCTAGTGTCAAATGTGGACAAGCTAGAATTCTAAACGCAGAATCGGGAGAAGCTACTGCCACGATTGAAGCAGCAATGGAATATGCAGGAAATATTGCTGCTAAAAGTCCAAAAGTCTCCAAGCTAGTAACTGAACTAAAGAAAATGGTTAGTCAATTTGTGAAATCTGCAGAACTAGGACAATGGGACACAAAAACTATAAAGAGAATGGTTGCTGATGGTCAAGAGCCAAGAGATAAACAGTTTCAAGCATCGAAGGTTCTTATCGAAGAGCAAGAACTATTGCATAAAAAAGCAGGAGCTAAGCTAATAGAAATATTTGACTCAAGCGACGAATTCAAGATGGGATTCTGCCTTGAGAGTATGAGTGGTAGTATGAAGTTTGGTGGAAAAGCACCACAAACTGCCAGTCATGTTTTAGCATTGAGCAAAGATGGCACTGATGTAAAGATGGAACAAATATCAGAATCTTTGATTAAGAAACTGATGAAAGATCTTAGCTTTAGAGGTGGGTTCAAAGGAAGATCTAAAGGTTCGGGTGCAAGTAAGATCAGAGGATTATCAACTGTGCTGAATATTGATTTGAATGAAGAGTTCGAAACTGATAATCAGCAGCAACAACAGCAACAAGTAAATACATCAATGATTAATCCCGGATCATCGGCGCAAGTTGATCAGGATTTAAAAGACATTGGAGATGATGTTGTTGGTTTAATGAATTATATTGGTATTGAACCCGAATTCATAACATCAAACTCACTTGATATGTCTGACTACATCGACAGTATTGCAAGAGATTACAACATCATTACAATAGATGGTGAAACAGAAGTTGCAATCCCAGTTGTTGACTACTCTCAATTCGATACTTCTGGTAAAGAAGAAATGTCAGAAGCATATGACTTCATAAATGATTTCTTAGTTGAAAATATGAACGATCAAGACGCAGTTGATTTTATTCTTTCATCTGGCTTAGTTTCGCAAGAGACAATTACAAAGAATGTCGAAGAAGTTAATGCAATAGATCTGCTTCATGAGATGTGGGAAAACAGCGTGATTAGACCAGAGCTATTTGAGAGCTTCATAGAAGAAGCTCGTAACTATAAAAAAGAATATAAAGAGTATCATGGTACTGCAGAGCAAAGAGCAAATCGTAGTAAAAGAGTTTTAGCTAGACGCAAGTTGATGAAAACTGGTCGAGTTAAAAAAGGTGATGGAAAAGATGTAGATCATAAAGATGGAAATCCGCAAAACAACTCTGATGGTAATTTGAGAGTGTTGTCTAAAAGCAAGAATCGTGCTATGCATGAAGAACACGGTGCTGGAGAAGTAGGAACTAAAGCTTTATTACTAAAATACATAAAAGATACCCCATTCGCAGTAAATCCAACAAAAGATGTTAAATATGTCAAGCGCAAGTAATGTATCGTGGTTTGAAACCATTACAATAATTTCCGGAGTAATTGTTGGAGTTATTGCAGCATCTATAAAAATGTTTGCGAAAAAACCAGACAATGAAAAAGAACATATTGGATTTATTCGTGTTCATACCGGAATACATGAAACTTTGACTGAGCTGAGAATTCAAACTAACTCTGATAGAACTCAAGTATTACAATTTCATAATGGAGAGTATTTCATGGATGGGGTATCCATGCGTAAATTCACATTAACTCATGAGTCTCTTGTCAAAGGAGTCTCAGCAGACTCAAGAAGAATGACAGGGCTATTGTGTTCTATGTTTGTTCCTTTGTTGTCTATTATGTTAAAAACAGATGGAACTCCTTTTCATATAAATGATCTAATACATTCATACTCAAAACAATTCCTAGAAGAAAATAATGTTCAAGGATTGTCGATATTGCCAATAAAAGTAAAAGGTGTTATTACTGCCTTCTTGCTCATTCAATGGTGTGATGAAAAAGAACTTGATGCTGTAAATAAACAAATGGCATCATGTCACATTAGAGATGCAAGAGATTCAATAGAAGTTCAGCTAAGTAACCAAGAAAAGGGATATTAATATGAAACAAATCAACGAAGGTTGCAACTGCAAACATACAGTCAAGAAGATTGTAACATTTGCTGGCAAAACACTAAAACCAAAAAGCATGACAGAAAGGTACTCTTGTAGTATGGAAAAGATAATATTAGAAAAAGTAGACAACACATCACTCAATAAAAAAGCAATTGTTCAGTACATCAAAGAAGATGGAAAGCTGAGCTATGTTAAAGGAATCGTTCGCATAGCAACGAACAAATCACTACGAGAAGGTTATGACATTGAGATTGTTTCTGGAGAAACCAGCATTCCAATGAAATTAGACAATGTAGTTTCATTGAAATACATGAGCGAAGGAATGCTCAGAGAGTTTAAAAAACCATCGAAACAACGCAAACTGACAAAACCTACTGTTAACACAACCAAACGTGTTGGTAAGTTAAAGTCTAAGATGAAGATGCTAATCAAAGAAAATTTGTTAGTCAAAGAAGAAATTGTCAACAAAGAGCATGCAGGAACCATGTCTAAGAAGGAAATAACCAGTAGAGATAAGATTGCTAAAAAAGTTAAAGCCAAGCCTATTAAAAAGGGTGATACAGAGGAAAATGCAAAGTATAGATTGGCAACCTACATTGAGTTGAGAAAACGTGGTGGTAAGAAGGAAAAGCCAGTAAAGAGTGGTAAAAAGAAGAAAGCAAAGAAAGATAAAGAATGATATCTTTTACTAAATTCATCAAAGAAGAGGATGATGAACCACCGCATGACTACGAAGCAGAGGAAAAACACATCAAAAAAGCATTAGCTCAACAACAAGAAGCTAGAAGAAAAGGTAATGAGATACCATCCGGTGCTGAAATACGAGACATGTTGTCTGACTTTAGAGCTAAGCACTTTCCAGATCAGACCAAATTAAACCTAAATAGAGATAAGAGGAACCCATGAAACGATTTAAAGAACTACGATCCGAAATTACAGAAGAAAACTCAGAAGGTGGTGGATTTGGTTATGATCCAGTCCTGAAATCAAAAGGAAGATCAGCAAATCCGGATGTTAAACCAGTAAGCTACGATGATGAGTTTGGTATGCATGCGATGAATGCATTCATTACTGCTTTTTGTGCCAAATCGTACATCGATCCACGATCTGCTTTGTATCTCCTCCGAGCAAAACTGAATCTAACAGGTATTGATTTTGATCTCAATAGAGCAAGTGAGTTATCTTTAGACACTCAATATCAATTCCCACTCAAGCGATATGGTGGTACATTTGGAACATCTCCTAGCCATGATTTGAAAAATGGTTTTGAGGTTACCAATGGATTTAATGGTAAGAATTTTGTACTGAAATGCACGGTTACCGCCCCAACAGATGGCAATAAGTCTGGTGTGTTTATGATTAATGCTCACATAGAAGAAGTTTAATTATTAATGATTTTTGGACCTTTAAATGATGAAACCTTCACGATGTATGCCATGAAGGAATATGACAATCCTTTCTGTAAGGGATTAGCAGAATTCAATGAAGACATCAATCGTATAAAGTATGTTAAAAGGCTCCTAAATCGATACGATAAGAAAAAGATTCTAAAAGAAAGATTGATTTTAAACCACATAATTATATTGAATAATGTATTTGGTAATGAAGCTTGCTCTAGAATCTTGTTTTATAAAGTTTGTCCACATTTACATCCATACTTGAGATCTTTTTTAGATTATTTACAGATACTACCACGAAGAATTCCTGAAGTCGATTTGAATAAAACTCCAAGTGACCATAGGATAACAACAATTTTAAATGAGCTAAAATGAATCTATCTTTTTCCGAAATCGTAACTAGTTTCACCGTCTGGGAATTCTTGTCACAACTGGCAAAACCATTCAATCAGATGGATATTTACAGAGTAGGAATCATTGATGCTCGTGGTAAATTTCTAAAGGAACCAAAAGACTATGAAACTGTTCGAGAGAGAACAGCTGGTAGTGCTTTTAATAGATTAGTTGTCATACTAAAACGTGCTCTGTTAACATCAGCTGATCCGGTTGTTCGCTATACTGTAACAAATCCCACCGCAGCTCTTAATGCACTAGCAGAAGAAGTAGAATCGTTTGGTGGGAATGGTCAACAGTTTCTTGATAATGTGTCATACATCTTCGAAGATGGCATGTCAGTGGGTGGTGGTGGATTGGCTGGTGTGAGTAATATTAGTAACTTGGATTCTGAATTAGAGAATGCTGGGAATGTTGTGGTATCTCCAAGATCGGCAGCCAAGTATAAGAAGTCTGGTCCTAGACGCAGACGCATGTTTGAAGAACTGCTAGCAGAAGCAAAAGGTCGCGTTGTACAAACCACAGGACACATGACGCATCTTGGTGACTTTCTGTATCATGGTGCTCCAGAACACGCTATAAAGCACCTAGAAGCTGTTCACAGACGTTTTAGAACCGGAGCATCAACACCCAACCATAAGATGTCATTGAAAGCAGACGGTGGTATGAGCATCGTACTCAAAAGACATAAAGATGGAACTCCAGCTGTGGCATATAAGTCAGGAGCAGCTGAATATACTACTCCAGAACAGATTCATGCAACTGGAAAAGCCCATTTGATTAAAGAACTAATTCCAGCTCTAGAGTTCACCAGAAAATCTTCCATAAAACCGGGAAGAGCAATCCAGGGCGATTTGATGTTTACTCAAACTCATCCTGGCAGAATACAACCAAATGCCATTCACTACCATGCACCAGCTGATGCAACATTCGGATTTGCTCCACACTCAGAATATACAACAGATGGCTTAAATCTTCGTAAAGTTTCTAGTCATCCAGATACGTCTGGATTAAAAGTCTCTGGTGCTTGGATTCCTGATTTGGCAATTACCAAACAGACCAAATTAGGTCTTCATCCAAAATTGCATAAAACTGTTTCCTCATCTATTACTGCTGCAAAGAAAATTCTAGCAAATAAAGATATAGCAAAGTTTGCAAAGACTTTACCGAGTGATACAAAGTTCCACAGAATGGTTCAGGAGTATTCAAATCATGCAGCAAGAACAACCGGAGAACGAACGACTCAGGGGTTGAGAGAGTTCATTCCTGTTCATATGGCAAAATCCTCACAAAAAGGATTGTCTGACAAAACCAAGAAGACAATGACGGATGCATTTCATTCTACAATAGATCAACACGGATCATCCATTGGTGGTTTATTTCAAGCACATGCACATATCAATACTGCCAAACATGCAATGCTAGATCAATTTAAAACACACTCAGATCAGTTTCCGAGCTTAAGAACTCACTCAGAAGAAGAACATGAAGGTTTCGTATCTTCTATGGGAAAACCGGGAGTATCAGAAACTCAAGCCAAATTTGTGCGAGAGGGTCCTGGTGGATTCCCAGCTAAGAACACAGAAAATGCCGCAAAAAGATTCGGTCCTGGCGCTACTACGTCATAAATACTTACAACGGAGGTTATTATGTTTTCACCCGAATTGATTAGCATGATTGCTGGTGGTGCTACTGGGTTTCTTTTTCGTTTTCTTGCTCAGAAGAGTCAAGACCAAAAAGAGATGTTCAGTCAGCTCATTCAAGCAAACAAGCAAACCACAGATAATCAAGACAAAGCAGTTGCAAGAGTATCAATTGATTCTGGCAAAGCTGTTCGTCAGATCATCGTACTTACAATACTGTTTGGTGCTTTTGCAGCACCCTTTATTCTTCCCTTCTTTGGTGTACCAACTTTCGTAGAAGTTGACACTACCAGCCCAGAAGGATTGTTTGGTTTGTTTCCACAGACCAGTAAGAAGTTCTTTGTAGAAATTAATGGATTTCTTTGGGCATCTGAAAATCGTCAAATCTTGTTGAGCATAGTAGGTTTCTACTTCGGTTCAGCTGCTGCAACCAACAAATCATAAGGAGTATCCATGAGAATTATTTTACTAATCGGCATATCATTACTCCTATTTGGTTGTAATGTTTCTCCAACTATTGTTCCAGACATGAGTGGCGACAGCGTGGTTATGATGCAACTAAAAGATCAGATTGCACAAGCAGGTGGAGTAAAAGCTTCATACGGTTGGGTTTTGTGGTATGCTCCCATCGCAGTTATAACTGCACTATGGGCATATAGAGAATTTGTTCGCAGACCTCTGTTGTGTGAAGATGGTCAGCACAAAGATGAACCAGTAGTAAAACCAGATCAGCCAGTATAAACAAAAACATACCAGTGACGGTATGAGTTTGCTCTCGCGGGTACAAGATATTACAGAGAAAGGGATCATGCGAAAAAGGACTAAAATGATTTTACCGATGCACCCTCAATGTGAACTTTTCCAAAGGGGACCCCTATTACAAGGAGGTGATCCAGCCACGACACTTTGGGTAAATCCTCGAATGAGAGGAGCTGATAAGGTCAATCCCAATTCAACTGTTGGTAAGGTATTTATACATTACGCAGTTTGAATAAACAAATCATATTAGTTTGAGGCAGAAATCTTCTGCCAAAGGCTCTTGCAGATGTAATAAGAGTCTACGATGTCGGAAACGGGGTTTCCGACATCTTTTTTATTGGGACTAACGATGTCTTTCAGCATCACGCCAGTTTCTAATACAAAAGACTCGTACATCTTCGTCTTGTCCGCATTCCCCTTGCCGGTTGCGTTCTTCTTCACTACTGTTGGGGGAAATGTCTCTATTGGTATCATTTGTTGAAACAGTTTGTATTTGAGAATACCCGTATTCTCCGCTATATGGAATACGCGGCCCTTGGCTGCGTAAGCGTAGTCTTCTATGCCAACCATCGTGCAACCTATTAGGTACTGCATCGCCCAATCCGAAATTGTGTCGTATCTTTTGCATTCGTGATCATAATCCTCAAAGGGTTCTCCGCGAACATTTCCAAGAAACAAAGTATGCATTTTCTTTACATCAGAAAGAAAATATATCATACAATGTTCAAATATAAATTTACCAGATGCAGAGTTGTAGATGCAAATACTAGGTGAAGTTAAACTGTAATCTACACCTGCTATTATCATACAGGTATTTATGGAAGATATATTAACTAGTAAGATCTACTAACTCACACTTGTCTCCACTACATGCAAACTGTTGAGTGCCTGTAGTCTTGTCTTCCTTCTCATACTTGTGTAGATCTGACCAATTCACATTCTTGGGCATCTTCTCAGTCAATGCTTCAAACTCTTCTTTAGTGCATTCTTGATATGGTGCTTGACGATAACTATGATCGCTGTGTGGTAAGAAAGAAATACCACTGATCTCATCAAAGTGCTTATACACCCATGCACCAACTTCCATCCATTCGTTCTCACGAACAGTTACGGTGATACTTGGTTTATGCTCACACCAGAATCTTTGATATGTTAACCAAAGACTTAGATGATCAAGTGCAGAAAGATCATTACGAGTTAAGCATCCATCTGGCGACTTAGTTGGGAATGAGAACACCATGACTGAATCTGGTTTCATCACGCACTTCTCGTGTGGGAATCCCATATCGATCATCATATTGCAAAGAGGATCTTTCTGATCTGCTCGAACAGTACGAATGTAGTATTCGCTGTGACGAGGATGAATACCAGAAGCAGCATCGACCAATTGTGAGACTGTGCCACTTGGCTTCACACAAGTAATTGCTGCAGCTGGATTGATTCCAAGCTTCTTAGCAAAATCCTTGTTTGTCTTAATGGCTAGTTCTCTGAGCTGGATCAAACCCTTCTCCAGATTGATGACATCATTTGCCATATTCTCATTGTCAAGAATGCCAGTTAGAGATACACCCAACAATGCCTCTTCTTCACAGTTCTTCTTCCATTCACTGGATAGGTATGGGAAGTCTGTCAAAGACGCTTGGAATGTACCTAGGATCGTCGCTAAGCGAACCTTACGAGCAAGATCCTCAGCGGTGTCAGAAGCGCGTACAATGACTTCTGAGAGGTTACAGAACTGTCTGTCGCGTAGGATGATCTCCGAGCAAGGATTGGTTCCAAACTCGTATGTTGCGTCTCTACGATCACCCAGTTTTGCTACGGTTTTCTTGCAGGCTTCACGATTAAAGATGCCACGTTCGCCACTCTTGCTCTTATATAAAGACACCCATTCTTCCATAAAGACACCAATGTCTGGCTTTTCTTTGTAGACAACGGAATTGTTGGCAAGAGCACGCTGCGGATTTTCATTCCACCATGCTCCAGATTTGGCATCCCGCATTCTCTCATCAGTGAGATTGCTGAGAGAAATAAGTGCGGATCGGCGCACACCTCCCACCACGACAACTTCTGCAACTTTACATACGATATCGTGACACTCAAGGGAAGTGAGTTTGCGGCCTGCACCTTTCTTAAAAGTATCAACAGTAAATCTAAAGAGATCTTCAAGCGGCCCCGGGCCACTAGCACGCCCACCAAAGGTTTTGAGTCGGGCGCCAGAAGGACGAACCTTTGAGACATCCCACTTGGGAATTTGACCACCAATAAGTAGAGATACAAGCTCCCTATATGCTTTAGCCCAACCAGCTTTGCTATCTTGAACAACAATAGTGGTCTCACTGTTTGTGAATTCCTCTGCGATAGTTGGTAACTTTTCAACATATTGTCTTTCGACAGAGAATCCGACGCCGGTTCCACACATGAGTATATAGAGAATCTCATCAAATGCCCGAACTCTATTAACAGCAACATAAGAACAATTATATCCGGCGGTGTTGTCACGCTCTAAAGCTTCACCGGATGTCATCAATGATCTCATTGAAGGCATGATTTCTAAAGTTAAAACTGCAGTCTCTAATTCTTTGCGAAGACTTCCGGAAAGTATAAACTTATTATTTTCCTTTAATTTATTTTCAAAGAAATCAAAGTATCGCTTAACGGTTTCTTCCCATGTCTCGCGGCGGTTTTCGCTCTCAATCCATCGTGAGTAGCGCGAAAGGTGAATAAAGTCTTGATATAGATTTGGTAAACTCATAATAATGTTCCTAAACTTAGTGGGTGATTTATGTAGTAACAGGGCACAGTGCTTGCCATGATTGTGGGTACAATTTTTGAATGATCTCTCCGATTGCTAATGCGTACTGTTGAACTTCCCACTGTGCATGAGTATCGCTGCGTTGATGGAATACTCTAGAATATCCAATCAGAGATCCTGTCCACCACCACTCAGTATATGTTCCTTGTGGCAATATAGATCTTGCTTGCTCCGGAGCAACTCCCTTATCCAATAGCATTTGATATACTATTAAACATTCTTGAGCTGCCATCATATATGCCCGATTACAATCACTAAATGAATCATCATATGCTTTGAATCCAGAAGACCCTTGCTTTGCTCCATCAGTTGGTGCGTTTCTCCACTGTGGATAATATACTTCTGGCAAATGTGTAACATATCTCCGTGATACTTCGTTCTCTACAAATCCCACTTTATGTTTAAACAATTGTGTGCGAACAAATATTGGAGCTTTGATTCTCAAGGTAATCTGAGGATGTGCGAAAGGAGTCCAATGTTTATGTTTTGCTAAGTAATTTATTAATTTAGCATCACGATCTTTGAACTCTGTACTTTCTACATTAAATGAAACACGAGCAGCATTCACTACCGTGAGATCATCTCCCATATGAGAAACATATTCAACATGCCCTGTATTTAATACCGATATCTTTTCTGTCATACTTTCTTCCAATCATTTAACTTTAATTGTGCTTGTAATCCATTATAGGTATTTGCATTTAGAAGTGCAACTACTTGCTCTGATGTTTTTCCTGATAGAATTATGTCGTTAATATCTTTTTCTTTAACAACCTTAGGCCATATCACTACATTAAACTTGTTGTCAATAAGACCTTGAATATTATTCACAACATCTTTGTTTCTTGGTTGATTGTCTATGACAAATACCACATGCTTTCCATTAAAGGTAGTGGGCAGCTCCATAGAATCATCCATACCAAGAGTAGCAACCCCATTTGGTAGAAACAAAGAATCTAGTGGACCTTCAACAACATAAATCGGCTCATCTTTGACTCTTTCCAATCCATACCAAAGACGAGATTCTTTTTTAGTTTTTATGGTGATATATCTAATTGCTTTTTTACTAGTACCAAGATATCTTCCCTGTACTCCAATCAAAGAGCCAGATGAGTCATAGATTGGTATTACTAATCGCTTTTCTTTTACTAATCCTGTGTTGTCTGGATTGATTGAAACAGCAACAGAAGAAAAGTCTTCTGTGTAATACAATAGATCTAGAGCTGTATCAGGAATCTTTCGAGAAAGAACATATTTCTTGCACTCATGAGAATCGTCTAGAGATCTCAACGGAACACAATTCGCTAGTTCTTTCTTCTTTGCAAATACTGGTTTTTCGAAATGAATAACTGGTTTCTTGAAATTAGATTTACCATTTTCTCCATTCTTCCAACGCTGAAGGGCATACTCTTTGCATATGTTAGGATCTACCTTTTCAAGTAGATTATACAAGTTGCTGCTGAATCCGCAGTTGTGACACTTGAAGAAAAAATCATTATTCTTTTGAAAGAAAAATCCTCTTGCTTTATTCTTGTGCTTAGTAGAATCTCCACAGATAGGGCATCTGCAATTGGCTAGATTGTCTTTCTTCCAAGCAAACTTCTGAAGCTTACTTGAAATTATATTAATGAACATTTTATCAATGTATGTTGACATCAGAATTTCCACTCCCCGGAAGAATTAGTTTTCAACTTCTTAAAACTATCTCGCATGTCATAGCCAGATCCTGCTTCTTGATCGTTAGTTTTGTTTCCAAGACTCAACATTGGCTGAGCAGCTGGCGCAACATCAAACAATTTCATCTTGGCACGATTCAATCCCACAACAAATTTCTTGTTAGTCATTCCATTGTTGTATCGATTCTTGAGCTGCTTGATCATGATTTGATTTGCTTGTTCTAATTCTTCTGTTGAAATTAGTGCAATCATAAAATCTGTTGTGGCAGGAAGACCGAATGATTCTGATGTATTCTCCAATCCGACATCAGTGTTTGTATATCCTTCTCGGTTTGTCTGAGTCGCTGTCCAAATTGGAATATCTTTTTCTACTGCCAATGCTCGGAGTTCTTCTGCGATAGCTTTGATAATAGTGTACGAGTTTGCTGATCCATTCATCTTGATTCTAGAAGAAGAACAGATATTCAGGTAGTCAATGAAAATAACATCTGGCTTGAATCCCTTCTTGATTACCAACTCATCAAGTAAGGCACGGAAATGCGTTGAACCCGCACTAGATGTGGGATACTCTTTGATGATCAACTTGGATGTGATGTTACTGCAGACAGTATTCATCTTCTTCATGTAAGATGAATGGGTTAGATCTTTGAGATCATCCATTGTAATATCTAAAAGATTGGCATCAATTCGTTCTGCGATTCTTTCTTCTGCCATCTCGCAGGTAATATACAGAACATTGTAATTCTGTACTAGACAATTGGCTGCATGATGACACAGAAACAAAGATTTGCCTACGCCAGTGCCAGCCATTACAACATTTAAAGTTTTGGTTGGGGTTCCACCAGCTGTGATGGTATTGAGGTATTCAATATCAAATGGAAGTTTCTTTTCCTTGATGTGATAGAACTCAAATCTCTGTTCCGCATCTTGTGTGTAGTCGTGTCCTACATGAGCATCAAAAGAAACAGCAAGAGCATTTGACAGCAATTCTGGAATGGCAGTCTTGTTTCTGCCTTTATCCTTACCATCAATGATCTGAATTGATTCCATGATTGAATTGTAGATTGCTTTATCTTTGCAGAAATTCTCAGTCTCTACAACTATCCATTCGACATTTACTTTCTCTGCAAAGTCAAAGCTTTCTACTAATTCTAAACATTGAGTAAACTCAGTCTCTGATACACTCTTTAGTTTATCCAATGAAATAATCACCGCCTCCTTTGAGGGGACGGTGTTATATTTCATAAAGAAGTCTTCGATGTCTTGAAAGATTAACTTCTCACACTTGTCGTGGAAGTATTCAGATTTCAGAAATGGGATCACCTTGCGACAAAAATCTTCGTTTGTCATCAATGTCCGTAATATCGTCCGTTCTATTCTCTGACTCATTAGCACTTTCTTCTAACCAATTATCTAAAAGTTCTATAACAATATCACCTGCAAGCATGTAAAATTCTTCCCCAATTATAACCTCTTTTGGGTTTTCCACAAGATTGATATTGAAGTTTAATCTGGCTGATTTCTTATCAATGCCTTCATCCACAGATAACTTCTCGTAGGTGTATTCTACTCCTTCATACTCACCATGTTTAATTCTAATTACAACATAGCCATTATGTGTCTTTTCTGTGTATTCGTATATTTTAGCTATCGAGTTTTCCATATTTAAATTCCTTTTGAATTCTTTCATCGAGTTGCTTTAGAACTTCATCAGTCAAATACTTCTCTGGCTCATCGTTGATATTCTTCATGAACACCTTTGAGCCATCTGGAAGTTCGATGCGAGTAGAAACACTCTTGAATATTCCATATTCAACTGCAAGATCAGCCAATCCGTGATAACGGCTCAAACCGCTATCGTAGTTCAATCGTGTCTCTACTTTCATGTTCTCTTTGGCAAATCGATTCTTGTAATTCAAACAAGTTACAAAATTACCAACGATGCCATCATCAGTCTTATCTTTCTTTTTACTGAGAAAGAGAATAGTACTGGCAGCATACTTAACGCCGCTACCACCGGACAAATCCTTAGTTGGAACATATGCGCCAATAACTTGATATGTGTGGTTGGTGACTAGCATAGGAATCTTAGCTTTGCCTAACTTAGCAGTAAGAACTCGGAAAGCACCCTTCACCAACTGTGCTTTAGTCATGTCTCGCACATTCTTTCCTTCTGCAGTATCATTCATCTCTTTCTCTGTTGAAAGCATTCCGAGAGAATCTAGAACCATGAGAAGAGGCTTACGCTTACCTTCTTCTTCTGCAAGATATGAATTAACAATCTTCAAAGCTTGTGTCTTGAATTCTTCAATAGTAAGAACTGGAACAATTGCTAGACGAGTGATATCAATACCACGACCTTCTAACATATCGCTAGTGATTGCATTTTCTGCATCAAAGTATAAGACCATTGCATCTTTATTGCTGTCTAGAAAATTCTTACACACACCAAGGGCAAAGAAAGTCTTTCCTGTTGCTTGCTCTCCTGCCAAGCAAGTGATTCTATTATCTGCCAATCCTCCGTATATACTTCCACTGAGAAGGGCATTCAAAGAATATGAGCCAGTATCAATAAAGGTTGTAGTGTCTTGGCTTTCCGCAGCGATGAATGCTTCCGCATTCCCAGTAGTTTTTAGTAATGATTTAATATTCATATAGTTCCTTATGTAAAAAAGTTTTCGAGTGTGTTGTGTTTTTCCGCATCCCAACCAATCACAGTAAGAATATTCATGAGAGGATCTAGAAATGTCTTCTCAAACTGCATATCATAGTTAACATATTTATTCAAATCAAGCTCAATTGGTAAAGAATTATGAAATGTAATTACCATATCTTTACCACTAGGACCACATATTGGATTGGGAGCCTTTAGATATACAAACTTGATCTTATCACCATCTGTGATGAGTTTGTATTTCTTTTCCAATTTTAATTTACGAATGTGGTGATTGTGAAGCAATGCTCCCTTGACTGCAATTGGCGTAGATTTGCAATAGATTGTGGTGGGATGATGATATATCTTTAGCCCATTAACGCCACGGGGAAATGCAATGTCTTCAACCGGAAGTGAGTAAAATACACTCTTGAACTCCGCAATGAAATTTATGAGAGTTTCTTGATCACCATTCATAATGATATCAATAGACTTCTTCAGCTTATCTCGCACAATCTGTGGAGTAGAACTACGAGAAGTCTCAATACCCTTTATCTTCAATTTTGCAGCACCATAACGAACTCCCTCGCTATCCCACACATTTAGCATGTAACGCTTCTTGGCAGTCCAAATTCCTTTACTTGCTATTACTTCGCGCTTCATATGCATTTGATTCACAGATGCATTCATTAGATTTGCTAATTCTTTATACTTGGAATCGATGAAAGGTTCTATTATCTTACTGACAGACTTATCAAGAAATTCCACAATTTTAATATCATCTTTTTCATTCTTTAATACTTTCTTTACTAGAGATTCAAGACAGATGTAGATCGAATCCGTATCACTCGCAATGATATAATCAACACCATCGGTGCTAAGAGTTTCATTTAAATATTTATTGAGAGATCTTTCAATCCAACGAATACTCAGCTGACCAGATAGAGTAATTGCTTCTGCCAGATCGGTATCATAATGTCTGAAGTATTCATTTCCCAATGCACCATAAGCTGAATTCAACTGAATCTTACGAACTAGCTGAAAGTTATTGTACTTAGATATCTCATAGTCTAGACGAATCTTCTCATCGTCATCTGTGCAGACTTCTCGTTTCTTTTCTGCTTCGATCATTAGATTCTTGAAGTGCTTACGCTCCTTATACATCTTCTCCATGAGAGCAGGGAATACACCCTGAACATCTTTTCGGAAAGTCACACCATTGGCAGCAACTGTTTCTTTTCTCTCTTTAGCATCTTTAAATACTTGCACGCAATCAAGAAACGCAGTCACAGGTTTTCCGTCTTCTCGATCAAAAATTATATCAGGAGATAGAGTTCCAGGCTTTCCATATGAAGTTTTAGTCTCAGGAGAAATGTTATATTGCATGATCAAATGCGGATATAGACTATTTAAATCTAGAGAAACCACCCAATTATACAGACCGGGAACTGGTTCCTTGACATAAGCACCTGCATACTGCCGATCCTTGCTGTTCAATTTCTTCGGGGGAATGACTATACCTTTATCATGCAAATGATGAAAGACTATAGCATCCCAAGTTCTGACTTGGCTGAAGATATCCATGAGATTTACTTTAGCCGAATATGCCAAAGCAACTGCGAGTTCCATGAGTCGCAGCTTATCTTCTAGCTTTTTGATTAAAGTAACATCGTGTACATTGTATTCAATGAACTTCTGAAAGTCCTTCTTGTAGAAGTCATGAATACTTTCAAACTCAGAGTATGAAAGCTTACCTTCACCAAGTTCTATGTTTGCAATATTATCAAGTCGATATGAGTCTTGATTTGTGTATGTAAAAGTCAGATACAATTCATAATAATCTAGTGTCGCAATTCCTGCGAGTTCATAGACAAGATGATCTTTGTTTCTGCGATTTACAGTCTTCTGATGTACAATATTCCAAAAGGAAAGTTTCTTTGCTTCCTTTTCTCCAAGAACCTTAGAGATACGAGAAAACAGATATGGAATATCAAAGAATCGAATATTCCACCCGGTGACTATATCAGGTGCCAGTGCTTGCCAGAAATTAAGAAAGTCAGTAAGAAGCTGTCCTTCGTCATCATAACATTTAACATGATGATTCGGAAAAGCTTTAGTAAATGTATTCAATCCGAAAGTAAAATACTTATCATCACATAAAATTGTGATTGCGTTCACCCGCTCCACCGGATCATCCATGTTAGGAAATCCGGACTCACATTCTGTCTCAATATCAATGATTGCGACTTTCAACTTACTATAGTCGTAATCAACTGTGCCAGGATATTGTTCTGCCAAAAACGGATACACAAAATCCATGTTTCCAAAAACATCAAAGTTAGAAACATCATCATACTCCTTTGAGAATTCTCGTGCTTCTGACATAGACGAAAAATCTATCTCAGAAACGGGAACACCCATTAGTGTAATATGTGTTGGATTGTTTCCTGACTTGATATAAAGTTTTGGTTTGTAGGGAATCCTATGAGACACCCTGCTGCCATTGCTTATCTCACGAACAAGAATATTGTTTCCGCAGACAAATGCATTTGTGTAGAAATTCATTTATTAGATTTTGATTGTACATAAGCAGAGAATAGAATGCAATAGTTAATTATGTCTAAAACTGCATCTTCATGGCTTTCATTTTCTACTGCCAATTTACCATCATTAGTAAATGTAGCTAGACGAGATAGCTTATCTGTAATTCTCAACAGAATTCCAGCTTCAGTTGAGCACAGATTAAAGATCTCGCCCTTTCTGAAGTTTGCAAATGGATCATTGCCAGAGGCGTAATCATTATTTTTAGCTACTAATATATCAAATGCCTGTTGAGTCAGTTTCTTATGATGATCGAATAATTTCTGACGAGCGTTGTTATTTTCCATAAATTAAGATCCTATTCCTGTGCTACCAAACCCACCAACACGGTTAGTTTTCTGCACAGGAGCAGTATAACACTCTTCTATAGTATAGTCAAGATTTTTTACTAATTCTCCTTGAGCAATACGATCACCCGGATTTATCTCAAAGTATGTGCATATTTGTGTATTCCACACAAGTACCTTGAGTTCGTTGGTATAATCAGAATCGATGACTCCTTCTGCATTCTTCATAGTGATTCCATGTTTTAATGCAAGACCAGATCGTGGATGTAGTCTGATGGAATAGCCAAGAGGAATGTCAAAAATCAATCCCGTGGAAATAGCCACAGTTCCACCGGGAGCTATAATGTATGACTCAGAAGATGCGATATCAAAACATGCTGATTGTTCTGTGGCAAACTTCGGAAGTGTTGCTCTATCATTTAATTTATAAACTTTTAACATATCAACATTATAACACAGATCAAAATCTAGTCAATAAATAGATTACCATTTGTAATTGCGGCATCAAAATCTGTGGTGACTGTATTATTGTCTATAATATTTTGTCGTATTAACATAACACCAAGATGATCTACATTTCTTTTAATAGTATCATGAATTTCATCAGAATGTTGATTATTTGTAATTAATTCGTTTATCAAATTTACACTGTCATGCATGGCACTAATGTCACGTTGAAGACGAATTTCTGGTGTTTCTAGGATGTAGTGAATGGTATTCATATTATTATTTATATAAAATTAATCTATTTTACACCACGGGAGTTGGCCATATGATTTCTCTAGGATTTTCTTGTGTCGTAACATCTCGTAACTCCTGCCGATAAACAGACCACTCTGTTTTCTTCGCAGTTGAAAGTGGAGAATCAGACAACTGAGTCCAATCACTAGCGGTTAATTCAGAGTTTCTTATTCTACGCACAATTGTCCATGCATCTACATCAGAAATTGGAGTTGCTGTTATTGTTCCTGTGACAGTTTTTGTCTCAGTATTCACAACATATTCTGCATTTGAGAGTGTATAAAACTGATTAGGAACAGGACTGTTTTCGGTATATGGATAGAAAGCATACCCTATATTTCCAGACCAGGACATATCAGACAACTCCAAATCAGAAAGAGAATTTGGATATGAAAGATTTTTCCATGATGTTGGAAGTTGATCATGTATTTCAATAACTTCAAGATTATATAATTCTGCGTATTTCATTTTATTATTGTGTCCTACTTATAGACCAAATCTTCCTCTAGATGCATTAAAGTTTTGAAGAACTTCTGCTGCTGATAAAGCACGATTATATACTGCAACTTTATTAATTCTTGCAGTCGCATATTCACTCGCAATAGGGTCTCCACCAACATAAAATGGCATAGCACTAGCCCTATAATCTGGTTGTGAACCATTTCTCGATCCTACCGATACTCCATTTACATACAACTTCATGGTAGCTGTTCCACGCGCTGCCCCATCAAAAACTGCGGTTATATTTTGCCAGACATTGAGAGTAAATGCATAAAATATTTCAGCAGGATACATCTCAAATTTTTGAGTAGTTAATTTGTAAAACTGTAAGGGCGTAGTTCCTCTATATCCCATGAGAACATACCCGTCTTGATTTGCAACAGGATATGCCCATATATCCCAAGTAAACCCTGTAGATGCTGATTGTACTGGAGTTTGATATGTAAAACTGGTTCTCTGTGTTCCACCACTCCCGAAACTCAAATAACTAACACGAGCAGAACGTGTATATGAAGGGCTATTGACTATTGTACCATTATTACCATTACCACTCAAATCATACCAAGTAGTACCCGATCCAGGATAACTTGTAGGATTTCCTACATCAAGATTAAGAACCAAACCCGATGTAATTACACTGGGGTTTCTCACAGTAAGCATTGACATAGACTGTGCTTTTCCTTGTAGCATTAGAAATTTTGACCTCCTACGAATCCTAACCAAGTACTACCACCATCTCTACTTAAGAACGAATACACATCGATTTTATTTGATGTGGATGTATAAGTTGGAGCAATACCTCCTGCCCATGCAGCAGCAGTGCTTCCAATATTCCATGTCATTGTTCTTGCTGTTCCGTCTCCCACAAACAATAATGAAAACCCTACAGCATTTGCATTTCCATTATCTGGAGTATTTGTTACATTAAGTCCTGTACTGGTTGCTGTTAATTTTGTTCTGAATACTTGACCAGTACTAAGGTTGATTGGTATTTGCGTACCTGCAGATGTATGATCTCCAAGATCAACAAAGCGTTCACAATAATCCAACAACTCTATACGAGAAAGAGTATTGTCTTGAAGATTTACATTACCAGAGAATGTTACACCACCTGCTGCGGAAATACCCGCACTTGCACTCAGTAATTGACTGAAAGATCCAGTGCTCCAATTAGTAAGACCGGAACCACCACCGTCCAAGTATCCAGCAGGAGCATTATAGGTTATGAAATATCCGCTGTCCACAGCACTAGGATCACCAATTTTTATATCTCCATATGGATTTGAAATATCTAAAATATAAACATTATCTCTTAAATAGATGTAAGTATAGTTACCATTGCCACTAAAGTCACCAATTGAAACACGATTATTTGCCTTGTCATTAAGAAATAATTGTGAGTTTATAGCAAAGATATTATCCGTAGATACACTACCTGAGAATGTTGCACCAACACCGGTGATATTGCCAATGGCATCAATCACCGCAGTTCCAGTGATTCCTGTTGAGTATCCACCTACGGCATTAAATCTTTGTATAG